CAGGGTGGCGAGTAATGCCACCCCTCCCAGCACTGCCACCATTGATTTGCGTAGCATGTGCTGTACTCCCTTAGTTGCTGACGGTGAGGCCGGCAGGATACTGGATGTTATCCTGGCGGTCGAGGACGAGGGCGGCAAAGTAAGAACCGCCAGTCAAGTCGGCTGTTGCGACGGTGTAAAGCAGGCGGTAGTAGGCGGGCATGCCTACTCCGGCCGGCGGACGAGGGACATCCATGTCCATGAGGCGGGCGCCAACCACCGCGATGGTGGCAAGGGCGTAGACCGGCGAGACGTAGTACGTGGTGTACGAGCCCGGAGCGCCGGAGCCGTTATCGGGCGCGCCTTGGAACGCAACGCTCAGCGTGCCTGCACCGCCGGAGGTCATAGCGGTGACGACCTGCACGCAGATTTTGAGCGCCGGATTGTCGCCGACTCCCATATCGCGCGCGCCCTGCAAGTTAGCAAGGACCGGAATTTGGCCCGCCGCCCGAAGGCTGATTTCATTGGTGCTGGCCTTCGTACCAACAGCGATAGCAGCGGTGGTGCCCGCCGGGTCGAATACGTAAAGGTTATCGAGAATCATAGCATGCGCTCCTTAAACCACACGGGCTTCGTTGTTGAGGATAGCGTCCACAGTACGAATCGGGACGCCGCGGAACTTGAGGACCGTCTGCCCGTCGTACTGGTCGAGGGACAGCCAGATGTTGGTCTTGTTCAGTGCCTGCAGTTCCAGGTACGTGCGCACCACGCGGTTGACGTAGATAACGGTGCGGCCCATGGCGCCCTGGATCGACGGGGCGTCGGAGGTCTGGACGGCGGTGACGCCGGAGGCAGTCGTCGGCAGGCGGTTCAGCCCGCGCACGAGGCCGTTGAAGAGGTTGGCCGCGTTGACGGTCTGAAGGTCACTGACGTCGATGTTGCAGAGACGGACGTTGTAGCGCCAATCGCGGACCTGGAGCCCGAGTTCCCACTTGAAGTGGTCGACCCAGCCCCAATAGTAAGCGCCGGTTGCGAAGGTCTGGTTCACATCTTGGATGCGCTGCAGACCCATGTCGGTGTGCTGAAGGCCCGTCGTCGATCCCTTCGGGAAGATACCGCAGGTGGTCTTCTCGCCCCACGTCACGATCCAGATGGACGTGTTGTCGGTGCCGACGCCACCCATGTCGATGACGTTCGCGGCCGAAAGGGCCGTGGCCGTTGACACGGTATTGTACCTGGGGGCGAGCCCTGTGAAGCGCTCGGGGTTGACCGCGGTCGATCCGTAGATGACTGTGGAGGCCATCTGCTGCGTCATGCCTTCGAGGAAGGCCATGGACTCAGAGAGCCGGAAGGCGGCCTGATCACCGTTGAGTTTCGCGACGTCCCGGTCGAGCTGGCTTTCAGCCTCCAGATTGCCGCAAGTGTCGACGATCGGAGCGGTCGTCGACTTGGTCGGCTGAATGCCTGCATTGAGCAGGCGCCATGTGCCTTGCGGCAGCCCGGTCCGCACGATCGACTTATTACCTGTCGGGAGGTTGCCCTCCATAACGAGCATGTCGGTCATGATCTCGTTCGTCTGCGAGAGCATCTCGATGATCATCGCGATCTTGTAGTCGGTACCTACTCGTTTCGCCCAGTCACCGTAGGTGAGGGCGTTTGCGCCAATGACGGCCATTTGTCAAATCTCCTAAGACATCTTGGAGTTGGGGAAGAACGTGGTCGCCAGGTCTGGCTTCCCGCTCGGTGGATTGCCGCCAACGTGCCCGCCCTCAGTCAGGACCGCGGCCATCTTGGCCAGCCCCTTCCAAATCGCGGGATGGTTCCCGGCTCCAGTGACATCGAGACCTTGCCGGAAGGCTACGGATAATTCCGGCCCCAGCGAGTCGATGGCCTTGGCAATTGAGGTTTTGACCTCGGCGAACTTTGCGCCGCCGATCTCGGGGTCGGCCTTCACAGCGTCGACCCAAGACTTGTTCGTGGTTTCCCAAGCGGTCTTCTGCCCGTCTTGGATGCTCTTCACTGCGTTCGTGTACAGGTCGATGAGCTTCTGCCCACGCGCCTGCGGATCGAGCTTGTCATCGGTGTAGACCTCGGTGAAGGTCTTGAAGAGCGGATCGTCGGTCTTCATGCCCTCGGGCAAGGTGAGCTTGGCCGCGTCGAAGGTGACCGCAGGTGGTTCGCCCTCCTTCTTCGGAGGCTCCGCACCAAGCTCCGTCTTCGGCGGGTCCCCAGCAGGAGGCGGCGCACCTGGCTCAGGACTGATAACAGGCGGTACCGCAGGAGGATCACCTGCTGGGGGAGTCGTACCGACGGGCGGGATCACGGGTTCATCAGCCATTGGAATTCTCTTTCATCATCACGAGGTAAGATTCGGGCGCGACCCGGTGGATTTCGGCGATCAACTGGAGGCCGATATTGGCCTCGCCGCAGTTGAAGGCCATCTGGCCGGGATCGATTGAGAATGGGTTACGGAAGGGTCGACACTCCTCAATGTGGTGCCACATCCAGGCGCGGCCCTGGGCGCTGCCAAGCAGCTGGCGCAGCCCTTCCTCGCGGACCTCGTCGCGGGTCTTGGCGGCCTTGATGGCCTTCTCGATCTGGCGCGGGTCCGACGTATCGGTCATTGGAGCGCCCCCGGTCCGTACAGCATCGCTTGGAGGGCGCTCTGGCCCCCACCGACATCCGTCTCCGACAAGTTCTTCGCAGCATCAGCGGCCACCGGCGCGGCCTCGAGCATCTGTGCTTGTTGCTGTTGCTTGGCGCGGGCCTGCTGAATAGCGATGATCTCTTCTCGCGAGTGGATGTTCCTCGGGTCGTTACCGAGGGCGAGACCATAATTAGTAATAGACCGCTCCCAGTTTGGAATGTCAAGAGCCTCTGGATGGACCGCCGCGATGTTGCCGATCTGGGCGAAGAACCGTTCGAGCCCCGTGGTGTTGGCGGCGTTTTGCGCCTCGGCGAGCATGCTCACGTAAATGATCTGGATCGGGGCCCCGGCGACCTCGGGTGGGGCTGGGTCGAACAAACCAGCCCTCGACATGATCCCCCAAACCCGATCGATGACTTTATCCTGCGCCTCCGTTTGAAGACGCTCGAGGACGGGGCCGAGCATGACGAGTTTCTCCTCCCGGCGCGCGTCGATCTCAGTGGCGGTGCGCACGGTGTCCAGGGACGAGATCATTAGGAAGAGGTCGTTGAAAAAGATGTCCTTGATCCGCTGTTGGATCATGGTGATATCTTGCATCATCTCGGCGACGGGGGGCCGGAAGTTTTGGTAGGCGGGGGTGAACCCAACGCCATCTTTCTTCGAGACGTAAGTCACGCCGCCGGGGAGGGTGGAGGCGGGCTGATTCTTCAGTTCAACGTCGGCAACCATAGGAGGATTAGCCAGCTTATCGATAGCTTGTGCCTTACGCTTAGTCTCTTGCTGGAGTTGCTTAACGTCACCGAGAGCGTCCATCCCAACCGATCGTCCGTAGGCGTCATTCCCGGACGTGTCCCAACGAGGACATATGAACGGGCAGTCGAAGAAACCTCGCTTACGCAAGAACTCGACGTCATTGCCTGTGCTCCCTCTCTCATAATAGCACTCGTACCACGCGAAGCGTTCCGGCATCTTGCCGTCGTTCGGCTTGATGAAGTGGACAACGGCGATCTCCCGAGTGAGGCCCACGCCACCGTTCCGGACGAGGTTCTTCACGTCCTCGCTAAGGTTGGCGAAGCCGAACTCTTTTACCATCTGCCTTGGCGTCATCACCATCTCACGAGCGAGGCCGCCGGCATAGAGGCGAAAGTCGTTCCAGACGTAGTACTCGCCGGCGCACGGATTGTAGCACTGGATAACGTTCTCGAAGTCTTCGTAGATGATGACAGGCGCGGTTCCGAAGATGGCCAGGTCCATGTACATGACCGCCATCGCGTTGTAAAAGTTGGACTCCTGGAATACGTGCATCATCCGCTTCTCGCACTCGGCGAGCCAGATGTTGACGGGGTTGATCTCATCTCCGCCGAAACCCGAAATTCTTAGTTTGAACCAAGGCCGTGTTGGAGAAGTAATTCCAGACATCATCCCGGAAGCAAGTACACGCGCCGCAATGGTTCCAGTCGAATCCATGATCGCGCCATTGATCGCGGTGCCTCGGTTCATTTGATTCGGTGTTACGAGCCAGCGATATCTCCGCGGAAGTAAATAAGTCGCGAGTTGTCCCCATGCCACCCACCATGAATATCTGTCGGTCTTGAGGCCCTGAAGCTCGGCCTCAAGCTCCGACCTCGCTGTCGCGTAGGCGTCGGTCGCCGGGGTCTGTTGGCTGGCGCCTACCGTCATTGGCCGAGCAAGCTTTTCTTCGCCGTGTTCGTGGTCGACGAATCGACCCCTTCAGGCGAGGTGAGGAGGGTTGAGCCCCAGCCGGGGACCTTGTTCTTCGAGCCGGCGGGGCCGGCCTTCTGCCCGCCTGAGGCGTAGCTCGGCGGTGTGGGCAGCGGGTCCGGCACAGCTGGGGGCGCGGGCGTGGCTGCGGGGCTACCAAACATACGTGGACCCCGCTCCGGCCAAGGCCACGAGGGCCAAAAGGCCCAGGGTGAGGCAGGCGCCGCCAACCAACTCCAAGGCACGGCGGCAACGGCTCCCGCACTCCAAGGCACGTATGCCTGAGGCTAAAATGGCACTCATGCCGCGGCCTCCGCTTCGATCAGGTCCAAAGGATTGTAATCGGTCGTGACCAACTTGTCGGATCGATCTTCGATCCGGAGCTTGGGCACCACCGGGTAGGCGAAGGTGAGGGCGAGGGCGTCGGCGAGGTCGGGCGAAGCCACACCGCGCTTCCTCATGTTGTCTTTGCTCTCGAGCAAGATTTCGCCGGTGGGCTTGAAGCCGTATTCCGGCGCGATAAGTCCCTGGATAAGGTCTGGTTCATCGGGAATAGCTCCAACTGCCAGCCACTCCTTAACGCTTCCCCAGATTTCAGCTCGCTTATTCGCATACTGGATACCTGTTTCGGATGAGCCGAAATTATTGTCTGACTTGGCTCCGAATTGGACTTCAATGACCGGCACACGAAGCTGCCGAAGGCGGTCGACCACACCTCCACCGACACCTCCTCCATCCACAAAGATTCCATCCGCGCGATAATGTAAGTAGGCCTCCGCGGCCCTTGAGGCCAGGGTCATTGTATCGACACCTCGGAGGCGCACAGGAGGAATCGATCTGCCATCACGACCTTTTCGGAAGTAGATAACGGATTCGTCGTCGCCAAAACGAGCGACATCGACCCCGATAAGCAGGGGGTCGAAAACGTATACAGACACCTCCCGTCGTGCAGCCTCACGGGCCAACTCGGAGCCGATGAACTGTATTGTGCCTGAACGTGGAAAAACTCCGCGTACGCGAATTCTGACAAAGTCTGAGTCCTCGCCATAATCGTCGATCCAATTCTGGCTTTCCTGCTTGTCGGTGAAGGACACAGTGCGGGAGTCGATGGCGGCGGTCTTCCACCTGTTGGCGAAGCGGCCGCCCGAAAAGGCTTCGCGGAAACGCCCGGTCGGCGCGTTGGGGTTGCCGAACATGACCCAGATGCGTTGGGTGTTGGCGTCAGTCATACAGCCGTCGGCGGCCTCGTGGATGCCGTCGGGGATGACGGCGGCCTCGTCGAACACGATTAGGAGTCGCTTTCCCTCGTTGTGTAAACCCTGGAAGGCCACGATGTTGTGCTCGGACCAAGGGACCATGTCAATGCGCCAAGTACGTTCACGGTCGGGGTCACGCGA